TAAAAATAAGCAATCTAAGCTAAAAATAGAGCTAAATAAGCTTATTGATGAGCTAATATTAATAACGAATGGAGATGAATATGATAAATTGGACTAATTTATTTATCTATTTCGGTATGTTTATAACTGCTATGATACTATGGTATTATATAGTGAAATGGTGGTTATAATGGATATAGGAATGATAGAAGCTAATCTAAGAGTGCTAAAAAGAACAGTCAAGTATCTGCCTGACGGAACTGTAAAAGAAACTGTTGAGAGACAAATCAAACAGAATTTAAATCACATAGATGACTTTTTCGATCAGTTAGCAGAAGAGGCTAAACATATTGAACAATACGAACAACTAAACCAATAGGAGGCTGTATGGCAACCAAAACAATAAAGTTTCTACAAGGTGGCGGCTTTGTAGAGAGACAAACTAACGCTGATACTGTTGAGCAATTAAGAAATGAGTTTCCAGATGATATAAGTAGTAATGCATCTGTTGCTGTTAATGGTGTATCTGTAACTAATAGTCATGCTATTGCTGAAGGTGACATTGTTGCAGCTGTTAATAATAATAAGTCTGGCGGTGATCAGTAATTATTAACTTATAACTTATAGGGCTGTAGTGACAGGCGAGAAAAATACCGACCTAGGTGCGAGAGTATATACTAACGAGGGTCAATCAGCCCTATATAACTTTGGAGGAGAGAAATGATAGATTATAATAATTATGATTTGATCGTAGAGTCAACAGAAATTGATGATGTAATTGATTCTATTGAAACAGAAGACCTTGGTGATCACATATATTTCGGTCCCCAAGCAGATATTATGGAACTACTAAATAGTTTCAACAGAAATTATAATGCAGATTTAGAGATTACTAAAACATTTAAATGGAAACGTGGCACATATGATAAAGTAGCAAATTTAATGATGAGAGGTTTAGGATTTCAACGTAGACCTAGTGGTATGTATAACTTTTTGTCACGTGAAGATTATTTTAGAAGAAATCGTTGGGATTGGATACAAACTCAACTTAGAGAAATGGATGCTATGCTAACTAATTTGCGTTATTATAATGAAGAATGGTTAGATGATCCTAGTATTCTTGTAGAGTACAAAGAAAACTTTAAAAATTATTTGTCAGAACAAGGAGAAAAAGCAGAACCAATAGCAAATGGAATAGATATGTATGATTCAATGTGGTATAGATTATATGCACATCCTAGTAGTAGATCAAATAAAAGATATATACTAAATACAGGTATTACATTTTCACCTCCTGCTATCAAAGTTTATAGTAGTGCAAATACAAGAGCTGAAACAGAAGCTACACATATTGCTGATATACCATGTGATATGCAAGTTGAATTAAATCTAATAAGTTATCCTATTAAAGATATGGTAGTAAACAAGCTTTCTTATGATAATCCAAAGTTTAATGTATATAACTATGGTACTGTTTATCCTTTTGATAATAGAGGTAGACTAAAGTTTCCTTATATATCTGGAAATCATTACAGAGATAGTGGTAATATATTTGGTAATAGTGTATGCTGGGGTGATGATTCAACAAACATAAGTAATGCTATGGGTAGATATGATTTGACATCTTTGTTAATTCAAATACCTAATTGGGCTACTAGATATACTAATAATACTAACCCATATCACAATATTAAAGCTTCATATCATGGTGAGCCAAAGATAATAAATGACGATTTTAGAGCTATATTTGGTACTAGTACACCAGATGAGTGTTTTTATAGTCCATCAGGTGAAGATGATTATTGTGATACAGCAGAATGTGCGCTTAGATCTAGATGTAGTTTGTATAAAGATGCATATCCTGAACCAATATCGCCAGAACAAGCTGAGCAGTTAACGCTTCAATGGGCTACTAGAATGGGTGGTGTTAATACATCAACAGGCAATATTCATGGTGGTGAACAGCCAATACAAGGTGATCGTGAGCAGTTTACAGAAGATGAGATTTGGCCTGATGAATCACCACAAGGTGACGAAATGTAAGGAGGTTTTATGCCTAACTTTGTAAGACGTAAAGCAATGATAATCAGAGATTCAGGGCGTAGTAGTAATTTTATTACGCCTTCCTTTGGTTTTGGTTGTGAATACAAATGTAGTTATTGTTATATGCGTAGACATTTAAAAACAGGTCTATCAGTAGCAACAAATACACAAGAAATTATAGATACTATAGATGCTCACAATGGCAACTTAAAATGGCCTAAAGAACCTGATCAGACACATGATAAATATTACACATATGACTTTAGTTGTAACGAAGACTATGTAAAACATGCACAATATCATGATTGGAAGATGTTGTTTGACTATTTTAAGAACAATGATAGAGCTATGGGCACGGCAGCTACTAAATATGTTAATGAGGACTTATTAGACTATAATCCTAATCGTAAAATACGTATAAGATTTAGTGTAATGCCACAAAAGTATGCTAATATACTAGAACCTGGTACATCAACAATTGCTGATAGACTAAAAGCTATTAACAAGTTTTGGATTGCAGGTTATGATGTTCATCTTAACTATTCACCTATAATTGTAGAAGAAGATGCTGGCATATTATATCAGAATCTATTTAAGCAAGTAGATAAGTATGTAGATGATGCTATAAAAGAACATGTTAAGTGTGAGGTTATATTTCTTACACATAATCATGATATGCATGAACACAATATGAAAAAAGAAAGTACAAAACAAGCAGAAGACTTGCTTTGGAAGCCTAAAATCCAAGAACAAAAAACATCTCAATATGGTAATGTTAATATAAGATACCAGTATGAGTATAAACGTAGATTGATTGATGCTTGGAAACATAGCCACAATGCAATATTACCGTGGCAAGAAATAAGATACATATTTTAAGATGTGTCCGTGAGTCTCCCGTCAGTGTGAAATAGAACTACCGAGCAGGACACACTTAATTAACTTAAGGAGGAATAATGAGTTTTGTAACAGAAAATAGTATGAAAGCACATTACAAGAGATTGTCTTGTAGAACTATTAAAATAAATGGTGTTAGACTTGATCTTGAAGTTTATAAAACGCCTGATGGTATGACATTTGAAGTTGTAGAACATGTACCTGATACTGTATTTGATGATAATTATGTATCAAGACATGAAACACATATACCTTGGGATAAAATAGTAGATGCTCCAGAAGAGCCTTTACCAGAAGAAATGGAGGAATAATGGAAGTATTAATACACAAAGAATCTTGGGATAAGATTATAAATTATGCTAAAGCTGCTTATGTAACAGAAAAGGCTGAGATAGGTGGTATGGCTGTAGTAACACAAGATGAAGATGGTGATTGGACTATTGAAAATCCAGTTATATTACCACAAGAAATAGCAGGGACTACGTGTGACCTAGATAAAGAAGAATTGGCTACGTATTATACTCAAATGGCTATGAAATACAAAGACCAGAAGTTTAGATTTTGTTGGTGGCACAGTCATCACACAATGGATGCATTCTGGAGTGGTACAGACCTGTCTAGTATTGATGAGTATGGTGAAGGTGAATCAGATGTTTCATTTGCACTTGTTGTTAATCTAAAAGAGGAATATAAATGCAGAATATCTGTATGGAAACCAGTAGAAGTACATCAAGATGTAGATGTTAAAATACTAGATGATACACCTGAAATGGAAATACCACTTGAAATAGTTACAGAAGTTAAAGCTAAATGTAGAAAGCGTACTTATACAAACATAAGTTCTTACAAATCTGGTGGTTCTGTATTAGAGCCTAAAAACAAAAAACAATTAACAATTGGACAAAGTAACTACGATTGGGCTACATACAATTGGCTTGATGATGACTTGGAAACAGGACTAAAACCAACACAACAAGAAGTAATTAACTTTGAAGCTAAACATGAATATGCTTGTGGTAAAATAACAGAATTTATCAGGCAATTCAATTTAGGTAGTTGGAATATGCATAAGTATAAATCAGCAGTAACACATACAAATAAACTAATAGAACCTTATGGTCTTGCTATAGATACTTTAAACAAAAAAGAGCTTGAAGAGTTTATAGAAATGGATAGAGAACCATGGGAACTAATAAATTGTATTGATCCAAAATACTTAGATATTGCTGAAAGTGTACTTGATGCAATGTCTTATAACCGATCTTATGGAGGATATAATATATAATGGCTAAAATGAGCGTTAAAAAACAAAAAATGAGCAAAAGTAAAAGAGAAAGACTCAAATATTTTGTTGAAAATTATATGTCAAAAAAAGATAAAGGTCGTAATAAAAAAGCTGCAATGGTTAAATATTGTGGTATTGTAAGGAGGAGTAAAGATGATAAATCTTAGGAGTCAAGATATTGCAGATTTATCTGGTGTTGAGTTTCATGTTGTAGGTTGCGGGGCTATCGGTAGCTCCGTGGCCATGCAACTTGTTAGGCTTGGCGCTGATAAATTTTATCTGTATGATTTTGATAAAGTAGAAATACAAAATGTAGGTGTAAGTCAGTATATAGAAGAAGATATTGGTAAACTAAAAGTTGTAGCCTTAATTAAACATATGAAGAGTATTAATCCTCATATTTATGTAGAAGGTGTAGCAAATAAGTTTAGTCAGTATATGGGTAGTAAAGAAGGCATATTAATACTAGGCCTTGATAGCATGCAAGCTAGAAAAGATGTTGTTAAAATGCTAGTAGAATGCCCTTATAAACCTAAAACAGTAATTGATGGTCGTATGGGTGCAGATCATTATCAGCAATACATATATAATAATATAACTATGTCACAATATGACAAAAATTGGTATTCAGATGATGATTCAGATCCAGAACCATGCACTCGTAAAGCTACATCTTATTGTAGTAATATGAGTGGTAGTTTTATATCAAACTCTGTAAAGAATATTGTTATGAAACAACCATATTTTAAAGAAGTTACTTTCAATTTTTCAACATTAATACTTGATAAAAAGAAATTAATTTCGTAGATTATAAACCCTTCAGTTCGAAGGTATCTTATATAATGTATAGCAATGAGCAGGATAGCTTTCCTATGTTGTCCTGCTTATCACATAGGAGAACACAAATGAATAATGTAGATATATCTAAACAAACTGGTGTTGTTAAAGACATACTAGTTAACAAAGAAAAGCATGAAAAAGCAGGTTTAGAAGTCTTAGTAGACGAAACACCTGATGCTTGGAAATCACCTGAAATTGGTGAACTAGCTGCGGCATTAGCTAAAGCGCAATCAGAAATGGAAGGTGCAAAGAAAGAAAGCACAAATCCATTCTTTAAGTCTAATTATGCAGACTTACATGCAGTAATTAAAGCATCTTTTCCATACCTAAGCAAAAATGGATTGTCTGTTACACAGGGTAATGAGCCTATTAAAGGCGCAGTATGTGTTACAACAACATTAATGCATTCATCAGGTCAATGGTTAAGATCAAAAGTTAAATTACCACTTGCAAAAGTTGACGCACAAGGTGTGGGTTCAGCGATTACATATGGTAGAAGATACGGTTTATCATCAATGGTAGGTATTGCACAGTATGATGATGACGCTAATTCAATTCGTAAATAAAGGAGAATAAATGGCAGAAAGAACACTTACTGTTAAAACAGGTGGTGGATCTAGTTATTCAACTGGATGGCACACTAAATTAATATCAAAAGCTGAGTATGGAGACTATAATGGTACTAAATACTTAGATGTATGGTTTGAAGACTTTCCTGAGTCTTTAAATATGCGTGTATATGAAAAGAAAAACTCTAGTGGCGAAGAATTTGCTATTGGTAACTTATTCAGATACGCTAATGCTGGAATTACAAGTGCGTTAGAAGGTGCAAATAACACAAAAGTTATTAAACTTGATGATAGCCCACAAGCATTAATAGGTAAAAGTCTTAATGTATATGTACATAAAGATGGTAAATACTCAAGAGTATTAAATCAGCCTGCACCTACAGAGTTTGAAAACGTTGTAGAAAAGTTCAATGCTGATGATGTTCAGTTTTGGAAAAATAGAGCAGAAAAATACTTTACAGAGTATGTACAACCTAAGTTAGAAAAGAAATTAGAAAGTGTCGTTGACACTTCTGATTCCTCCGAGAGTAGCGAAGTACCCTTTTAGGCGATAGGTACTCGTTAAATTATAGAGAGCCAACAACTGGTCCTGTAAGTCCTATGAATCATTTCAGGGGGATTAGGCAAAGGAATATGTGAGGCTCTCTATATAAAAGATTTTGGTAACAGTATAAAAACTCCCTAGATAGTACTCAGTTTACTATCTGACATTTCAAAGTTCTATTTCCATTAGAACTCCTATATTTGAATGAGTAAATCATATGTTGAACATTGCCTGGCTGGAAGTTGCAGGAGTTACCAAAAAATTAAGGAGCATTATGAGAGCAACAGAATTTATGCATTTTATTAACATTGACCCTAAAGAACTTAAGTTAGGGCATAACTTAAAAGGTGATTCATATACACATATGACTATAAGAATGAAAATTAAGCGTGCAAGATATGAACACCAAACTAGACTAAGGGAGGAGAACAAGAAGTGATACTTGAGATACTTTTATATACGATACTTTTAATGGTA